TCTGACATTACTGCACATCATATTAGAGAGCGCTTGACCGAAAGAATAAATTGCGAAGATCAAGAAGTTTGTGAAGCTGTCGGGGTCGGGGTAAAGGAACACCTTAAAGATACTTTTGAAAACGACAAAGAGATAGTAAAGTGTGGCGGGTGTGAACAAACTGCCGAGATTGGGAAAGATAGTTTTTCAAAAGAAGATTGGACCTATTCTTGGATTGATATCCCGCTGTGCGATGATTGTTATACCGAGGTTCGGGTAACAATAGCCGATAGGTTTGGTATTAAGAACTGGTCCCGAATAGATTTATGAAAGGAGGTGAGCAGATATTTTTATATTTAGGTTTATTGGGTGGTTATTATACGGCTCGGAGTACGACGATTTAGAACGAAGAGCAAATAGCCGTCCAACAAGGAAAAGACGTAGATAATACCAAGCCCCGTTAAAACTTGACGGGGCTTTTTCTTTGTCTTAATATGGGATATTGTCAATTAACTATAAGGAGTAAAACTATGACAAAAAATACTATTGAATTTAGCGAACAGCCTTTACATGATCCGCTGACACAGCTTTTCATTCAGGACTTCTGCAACAAGTGTAGTGTCGGGGCGGATATGAGCCGAGAACAGTTTAAAAACTTTCTTGAGAAACAAGCGGTCAGGGACGCTCTTAATGATCGTGATATGGATAAGCTTGAGGAGTTGATCGCTGAGGAAAAGAACACTTTAGAAGTTTCTTGACCTATCCTATATAATCTCATATAACTGTAGGGGCGGGGTAATTCTGCCCCTTTTTTTTAACTACGATAAGGAAAAAACTATGAATACAACTGTAGATAATATTTTAAGCAATGCTATTGCCAAGGCGGAGCAAAACGAAACTTTTGAGGGCTTCCCGCCCTTAGATAAATGTTCTTATAAGGCTGAGTTTAGGCCCATTCAGTACGGGACAACTAGCACCCTTGTTAAAGACGATAAGGGAAAAGATAAGATCGTTTGGTCCGATTTTAAATCCATAAATCCTGAAGGCGGTCAAGCTATAGTCAGGACCGATAACAACGATATCTTAGGCATTATGAAAAAGCGCTATGCTATTTGTAATAACGATGATCTTATTGTCCCCGTTCAGGAAGCGCTTGAAGATACGCTCCCAAAAGGCGCAATGAACAATGTAAAGTTAATCGAGAGCACCGCCGACGGGGGATCGGTTGCTAGGTTCGGCTATCACTTTGACGGGTTAGGGCATGAGATCCGCCAGTTATCAGGGAGCGCAACCCAATTAAATTTTATGGTGCGGGTTGTAAATTCTTTCGGTGGTCAAAATGCTATCCGCGTTCAGGCGGGAGCGCTTGATCTTATCTGTACTAATGGCATGACCAGTCAAAAGGAATTAGGCGCTCAGAACTGGGGACATACAGCGGGTTTTAAGCCTGAATATATAAAGCCTTGGTTAACCGAGCAGATAGCCTTTTACGAAACTAAAGTGAAAGTCTGGGAACAATGGGCAAACAGGGAGATAACACCCGAACAGGCGCAAGCCGTTCTTGATGCGAATTACCCCGCTTCAGAAAGTGAAATAAAGCGAGCCGAGAAAAAAGGCAAAACCGCGGGAGAAACACAGAGTCGAAAAGCCCGTGCCATGATGGAACAGCTAGACACAGAGTTTCGAAAGCGCGGTACGACTGTTTGGGCTTTATATTCTGCTCTTACCTATTACAGCTCTCACAATTCCGAAAGATTTAAAGTTAAAAATTCTAGTAAGCGGGACAACGTCGAGAGAACGTTAATAGAGCGGGAAAAAGAGGTTTTAGAAGTTGAAGCTTCGGAAAGTTTCCAAGAATTAGCCGTAGTTTAAAACGTTCAAAATTAAATCTATTCGGGGCGGGCTTTACAACCCGCCCTTTTTTTGTTTATTATATGGGATAAAGTCAATAACACGGGAGTTTTTAAAAATGGTTTTATTAGTAAATGAATTTTCGACGGGCAAAAAAACAAAAGGGTTAGCCGTCACTTATCGGGCGGGAGTAAACGACAAATTCGGAACGTGTCCCGCCGATTGTAAACTAAACCCGAGCGGGCGCGGGTGCGGAATGAAAGCAATAGATTTTGATTATCTCGACGCGATTTATAACAGCGTCCCCGCGGGGGGCTTCTCTTTTACCTTTTCACATTTCAAGCCGTTCTTATGGTTTAAAGATTATTTTCCCCCCAAGAAATTCGCAACGATCAATTACAGCGCCGACACTTGGCAAGATGTTTTATATTTCTTTAAAAAGTGCGCGATCCCCACAGTTTTGACAGTTGCCCAAAATTTTTGGGGCGGGGCTAAATCTATTGAGCGGGACGGCGTGCGGGTTGTTCGCTGTCCCGAAGAATACAACCCCGCGGTGAGCTGTGTTAATTGTGGCGGTGTTAATGGTCCGCTGTGCGCCCGATCCGATAGAAATTTTATTATTGGTTTTACAGCGCACGGGGGATCTAAAAACAAAATAAACCGCGGTGAGCGGGGCGGGTGTTATGCCAACGGGGGCAATGTTAATATTCATTGGGAGCGATTAAGCCAAAAACAGCAAGACAAAACCGACGCGGAAATATTGCGGGAGTTTGTCAAAACTATTCCGCCCCGACGAATTTTAAGACACCACATCGCGGGGGATATTGGCAAGCAATAAGCCCGCCCCACAGCGCCCAAATTAAGCCCGTTGACGCGGGCTTTTTTTTGTCCGCTATTTTAGAGTTAAACCCGCAACGGCCCGCCGTCCGCTGTTTATCCTAAACGTACCGCCCGCCGTGGAACAGCCCCGCCACAGCTCCCGCCCCGTGCCAGCCGTCCGAGATCCGCGCGCCGTGATCCGCGGGAACTGGACCACGATCCGCGCACCGCGTACCCCGTGCCGAGTATCTTTATTTTTGTTCGGGTCCCTTCCGATATCGGGTCAAGTTGCGGGGACCGAGAACCAAAAAAATCGCTTCAGAAACCGCGCCCACAGGCTGTCGGCACTAGTGCATGGGCCATGTTTTTCACAAATAATCATGTAAAAAATGATATGAATGTTTCACGTGAAACATTGCCTAAATATTGTGCAGAAAAAAGGTTCTTGTTAACTGCCTAAAAAACGTGCATATTATTCGTGTTTATTAACCATCAACCGAGGTCCGAGAATGAGGAAGCGAAAACTAGGCAAAGCGGGGATACGTTACGAGACACGTGGTCGAAAACCCGCCACCATAAAAACCCCTTTGACACGAAAGCAAGAACTGTTTGTCCGCGAGCTCGTTAGCCGCGATGGGCAGGTCACGTTACGCGAAGCAGCAGAGAATGCCGGCTACAGTGCAACGAGTGCGCACACGCGCGCTTATGAGTTAACGAATCCTAATATATCGCCGCACGTTGTTCATGCGATCAAAGAATACCGTCGGGCTCTGGATGAAAAATATAGTATTACGTTTTCGCGACACGTGAGGGATTTACAGCGTATTCGGGACGAGGCATTACAGAACGGAGCCTTTTCGGCGGCTGTGCAGGCGGAGTATCGACGCGGTCAGGCGCAGGGCGATATATATGTTAATAAATCTGAGATACGACACGGGAGCATAGACAGTATGTCTAAGGAAGAAGTTATGAAAGCATTGCAAGAGATAAAGGAGAGTTATGCCCCAGTCACAATCGACATCACCCCAGAAGAGGATAACGATAGCCGTGAAGAAGGAGAGCGGCTTTTACAAACAAGTGAAGGAAGCGGCGCAAAGAGTAAGTCGAAAGCTGTCGCTAACGCGAATTGAAAACTGGGTCGGAGCCGGAATCCCAGACGTCCTCCTCTGTGATACCCATGGTTGTTTTCATTTTGTTGAGCTCAAGTTTACGACGACGAACAAAGTAGATCTGCGCCCGTCACAGGTATCGTGGCTCACGAAACACAAACACGCCTCGTGTTGGATATTAATTAAGAAACAGGCAAAGCCGTCGGAGCGTGCAGAATTATTTTTGTTTAAGGCAGAGGATGCGGTAGATTTGAAGATGGACGGATTGAAAGATAAGAAGCCGGAGTTTCATTGTATGCAGCCGTTTCGTTGGGATGATATGTTTTTTAAAATTGCAGGGGCCCCCTGATGGATGTTTCAGAGCAGGAGGCCAAGCTTAAACTCAGACTGGCACAATTAGAAAAGCACGAAAGGTGTCAGGAGGACTTTTTAATTTTTGTAAAAAATATGTGGCCGGACTTTATTGCCGGTCGGCACCATAAGATTATTGCCGAGAAGTTAGAGCGTGTGGCGAGTGGTGAGCTGAAGCGTTTGATTATCAATATGGCTCCGA